TCCGCAGGTGTCGATCAAAGACTTCGAGGGTAAACCCGTAATCTTCACGATGTCCGACCGTACTGGCGTTGGCGAGCTTCAGGGCATCAATGATGTGATGCTGAAGAACCCTGTTGACCTGCAGGGTGGCCAGAAATTCATGTATGAGAATCCGGGTATGACGTGGGCATCTGCCAAAGGCCCGGTCAACCAGATCATGAAGAAGGCAGCTCAACTCAAGAAAGAGACTGGGCAAGATCCGCTGCTGATGCCTTGGCGTATGGCTCCTACTGGTGGTGACTTTGCGTCCATGACTGGTGAGACTATGATTGCTTACGCAGACGCTGCTATGGGCAAAGGTGTGAAAAAACAGCTCGACAAGAGCATGAAGTCGCTGATTCCAGATTGGCCCGGTGTGTCGTCTGGCGAAAAGGCGATTGATGCTTTCCGCAATGCATCAGACAAAGCCCGTAAAGCAGCCAAAAACGTGCTGGACACGACTTTCCGCGATGCCGGTGGCCTGAGTATTGGCCAGACTCGGTTGGCTGTCGCAGACCCAGAGCAACTTGCTGGACGCGATGCTGGATTGATGCACGTTGGACGAGTGTTTGCTGACAAGCCCGTGATGAGTCAGACGGCTCATGCTGCATATCCATACGGCGTACCCGGCGAAGGTATTGGCAGGCTGAAAGAGGATTTGGGTGTGTACCAGATGCTTCCAGAGGTGGCGAACTTCCGCGGCGTTCCAAACCCGGCTGTTCCTCGCCAAACCGACATTCGCGCACTGCAAATGAAGCCATACGGCACGGTAATTACAGAGGGCTTGCTTCGTGAGCTAGAAAAGGCTGGCGCACTGAAGTAATGCTTATCTGTTAAGATTCCGCATCTCCACCTGTTTACAGAGAGAATGAAATGGAAGAAATTAGATACGGATTGGGCCGTCCATCCAAGTACACCCCTGAGACACTTGAGAAAACGGCTTGGTACATTGAAAACTACAGGACGCTTGAGCCACCTCAGCTCGTGCCGACCATCGCAGCTCTTGCAATACACCTTGGTGTCCGCAGGAAGACTATCGAGATGTGGCGCGATGATCCTGAAAAAGAAGAGTTCGGCAACCTCTGCGATATGTTGATGGCAAATCAAGAGGTGATTGCGCTCAATGGTGGCCTTGGCAATGTGTTCAACTCACAGATGTCAAAGCTGCTGCTTTCAAAGCACGGATACAGCGACAAGATCGATGCCACATCGTCTGATGGCTCGTTCGCATTCCCGTCTGTCGTTCAGCTGGTAGGCCCGGATGAGTGATGAGAAAGCAAAGCTACAAGTACCGCCAAAGCTGATCCCTGTATTCAAGGGAGAGGCACGCTACCGCGGTGCGTATGGTGGCCGCGGATCTGGTAAGACTCGCACGTTTGCCCTGATGACGGCTGTCAAAGGCTTTCAGCATGGACGCAGCGGAAAGTCTGGCCAGATACTGTGTGGCCGTGAGTTCATGAACTCTCTGGACGAATCCTCACTCGAAGAGGTGAAGTCTGCCATCAAGTCAGTGCCTTGGCTGGACGCGTACTACGAGTGTGGAGACAAGTACATCAAGTCTCGTGATGGCCGGATCTCATACGTCTTTGCTGGTCTGCGCAGGTCGCTCGACAGCCTGAAGTCAAAGGCACGTCTGCTGGTGGCATGGATTGATGAGGCTGAGACAGTATCTGAGGCCGCATGGCGTAAGCTGATCCCTACCGTCCGTGAGGAAGGCTCAGAGATCTGGGTGACATGGAACCCGGAAAGCAAGGAGTCCGCCACTCACAAGCGTTTTCGCATGAATACGCCTGAAGACTCAAAGATTGTCCAGATCAACTGGCCAGACAATCCGTGGTTTCCTGAGACTCTCGAAAAAGAGCGTCTTGAGGATAAGGCGAAGCGTCCAGACATCTACGACCACGTTTGGGAAGGTGACTTCCTGACGCACGCAGAGGGTGCTTACTACGCTGTTGAGATGCGTACAGCCAAAGATGCAGGACGCATCGGTATCGTCAATTACGAGCCTCATATCCCTGTTACAACGGCATGGGACTTGGGTGTTGGTGACTCCACTGCAATCTGGTTTGCTCAGCACCACGGCAGCGAGGTCAGGATCATTGACTTCTACGAGTCATCCGGCGTTGGCCTTGACCACTACGTACGTGTTCTGAATGAAAAAGGATACATTTACGGTGATCACATCCTGCCGCATGATGTAAGGGTGAAGGAGCTTGGCTCTGGAAAGTCACGTCTTGAGACGCTTGAGGGATTGGGTGTGCGTCCGATCACGATTGCGCCGATGCTGATGGTTGATGACGGCATTCAGGCTGTGCGATCAATGCTGTCAAACTGCTGGTTTGATGCTGAAAAGTGTGACCGCGGGATTGACGCGCTACGTCAATATCACCGAGAATACGACGACAACGGCAAGGTTTGGCGTTCACGTCCTGCACACGATTGGGCTTCGCACGCATCTGACGCATTCAGATACTTGGCTGTTGGCCACAGGGTCAAGTCTGACTGGGGCGCTCCTATTCGCAGAAACTTGCGTGGAGTTGTATAATTTAGGTACTATTTCTCGCACTGGAGGGCGTATGCCGCTGGTCAAAGGTTACTCAAAAGCGTCGATTGGCAAGAACATCGGCAAAGAGATCAAGTCTGGCAAGCCCAAAAAACAGGCAGTGGCCATCGCACTCAATACTGCTCGCACTGCTGCAAAGAAGGCTGGCAAGTCGTGCAATTGTGGCAAGGGTAAATAATGGCTCTCGCAAACTTTACTGAACTCAAGTCGTCAATTGCTGACTACCTGAACCGCGATGATCTGACATCTGTCGTGCCGACATTTATCGCACTGGCTGAGTCGCAGATCAACCGTGATGTCCGCCACTGGCGCATGGAGCAGCGTTCCTCTGGCCAACAATCGGCTGGTGATGAATACTCTCAGATCCCTGCAGACTGGCTCGAGACAATTCGATTCAACGTCACAGGCGCAAGCTACCGTGAGCTGAAGCTGATAAGCCGTGCTGACATGGCCGATATGCGCCAGTTCAATCATGACTTGGCTGGCCCGATGGAGAGCTACTGCCATGCTGCGCAACAGTTCCAGTTCTACCCGACACCAGATGCAGATACAGATGTCGAACTGCTGTATTACGCCAAAGTTCCTGACTTGGCAACAAACACCACAAACTGGCTGCTGACTGATGCGCCAGATGTGTACCTTTATGGGTCTTTGATCCATTCCGCGCCTTACTTGCAAGATGATGCTCGTTTGGCTGTGTGGGCGCAGTTGTACTCTGCTGCTGTTGCCCGTTTGAATGAAGTCTCTGATAAGGCTCGCTACAGCGGGTCTGGTCTGAAGATGAAACTGAGAGGCTTGAAATGAGTTTTTCCAATTACCTTGAAACCAAGGTGCTTGACCACGTGTTTGGTGGCACTGCTTACACCGCTCCGGGCACGCTGTATGTTGCTCTGTACACTGCTGCGCCCGGCGAAACTGGTGGTGGCACTGAAGTGTCTGGCACTTCGTATGCCCGTCAAAGCGTTGCATTCACCACGTCTGGCGACACGACCAGCAACTCTGCTGCTGTTGAGTTTCCTACCGCTGGCAGCAACTGGGGTACTGTGACGCACGTTGGTGTGTTTGACGCTTCGTCTAGTGGCAACCTGATGTGCTACGCTGCGCTGTCGTCTTCCAAGACCATTGATTCTGGTGACGTGTTCCGCATCCCCGCTGGCGACCTTGACATTACCCTGAACTGATAGGGGACACCGATGCTGTACGGTGTCTTCAAGTACGGTGTAGGTGCGTATTCAACCGCTGATCTTGAAGAGGGGTCGGCGGTTGTTTCTGTTTCTTCGTTGGTAGATGCATCTGTAAAACGAGTAAGGCTCGCATCTTCGCAGGTTGAATCCGCATCAAGCGCCACCGCTAATGCTGTTCTTGTTGTTTTTGGATCTGCTGCAGTCAATTCTGAATCAACTTCTTCATCTGATGCACAAGCTGTCCGAATTGCATCTGCATCCGACTCTTCTTCTTCGTCATCGGCTGCTTCAGCAACAAGGGTAAGGCTATCGTCTGCTGTTAATAGTTCTGTTGCTCAAGTGGTGTCACGCGCAGAAGCAGTTTATTTGAGTGGTGCAACAGTAAGCTCGGCATCTCAATTTAATGCTTCATGCAACAGGATTCAATTTGCAAATGCAATTTCTTCGATCACATCAATAACCGTGACAATTGGCCGCGAGAAGTGGGAAGCAATCGACCCAAGTTCAATGTTGTGGAATGGTATTGATGTTGGTGAAAATTCTTGGGACAAACTGTCTGTTGGCGTAAGCTATTGGACGAAACTTGCTGCATGAGTGAGATATGGCATACATCAAAATTCAATTACCCGCTGGCATCTACAACAACGGCACGGAGTACGAGTCTGCAGGCCGGTGGAATAGCTCGAACCTGATCCGCTGGCAGAACAACTCCATCCGTCCTGTTGGCGGCTGGACATTGCGTGCTGAAGAGTCAACAGATGAGCCACCACGTGCTGCATACGGCTGGATTGATAACAGCTACGACCCGCATATCGCAATCGGCACATACAAGAAGCTGTACGCCGTATCTTCTGGCGGCGTTCCAACTGACATTACTCCTGTTGGACTTACAGAGGGTGATGTTGATGCACTTGAAAACATCAGCTATGGCGGCAAAGAGTATGGCACTGGCGCTTACGGTGTCGAGCGTCCGTCTGATGGCGTTGTGATTGAAGCAACCTCATGGACTCTGGACAACTGGGGCCAAAATCTCGTCGCGTGCTCTACGTATGACGGGAAAATCTACGAGTGGGATCTGTCTGGTGTTGCAGAACAGATTGCAAACTCTCCAGAGGGTTGCGGCTCCATCATTGTCACTGCTGAGCGATTCATCTTTGCACTGTCCGCTGAAAACAACCCGCGCAAGATCATGTGGTGTGACCGTGAGGACAACACACAATGGACTGCAGAGGCCACAAACGAGGCTGGTGACTTTGAGCTTTCTACTGAAGGCAAGATTGTCAGTGCTGTACGTATCCGCGCAAGGACGCTGATTGTCACTTCAACTGATGCTCACGTTGCTACATATTCTGGCCCTCCTACTGTGTACGGCTTTGAAAAGGTCGGCACATCTTGTGGCGCTGTATCTCGTAACGGTATCGCATCGGTTGGCGAAGGCGCTTTCTGGATTGGCAACAAGAACTTCTATATGTTCGATGGCTCATCTGTAAGTGCTATAAAGTGCGATGTTCTTGACTATATTTTTTCTGACATCAACCGCGCACAGATTTCAAAAGCAACCGCTGTTCATAATGGCCGATTCAACGAAGTGTGGTGGTTCTATCCGTCAGCAACATCGCTTGAAAACAACCGCTACGTTTCATACAACTACAAAGAAGGCGTGTGGACGCTTGGCACGGTTGGACGAAATGCTGGTTTTGATGCTGGTGTATTTACTTCGCCAGTTTGGGTTGATGACGCTGGCAACATTTATAACCATGAGATTGGTAACGCGTACGATGGTCTTGAACCATTTGTTGAAAGCGGCCCAATTGAGATCGGTAATGGCGACAGCGTAATGCACGTGACTCAGATTGTTCCTGATGAACTCACTGAGGGTGAGGTCACTGCAACACTCAAGTCCCGCATTTATCC